CCATTGGTTCTGGGGGCAAACACTCTGATTGCCTTGTAATTAAAAGACCTTTATCACTAAAAGATTGAACAAGAGGGTCTTTTAAGCGATGATAACCGTATAATTTTTCATTATCCGGCACATTAGTGTCTAATAAACCGGAAGTATGGGCAACTTCTATCTTTATACCCCTTGATACAGCAATTGCGCACCAAAATTCGCAGCAAGCCCGTCCAGATTCTGCAATACTGACGTTTTTGTAGTTATAATCAATGCCATACAAACATATCTCGGTAGCTTTGTACCAGATTGCATAGGCAATTGCGTAAGCAACCGTATTGTTAAAATAACAAAGGTTTAATTCTTTTATTACTTCTTCTAAAGGGTACTCTTCTAAGTGTTTAACACGGTCATCTAGTTCACAAGTAATAATAGGCTTAGTATTCTTTAACAAAAATTCTTTTGCCAACCCTGTTTGAGAACCCGCATCTTCTGAGTCTAAAAACCTTGAAACAGGGTCCATCATAATAGTTTTATCTACCTCTATTACCCCGCCAATACAGTTTATACCCCATGTTTCGTCATATGTTTCAGACCTAATGCGAGCAGATATGTAATCTGAAAAACTACCACCAAGACCAACAATAGCTATCTTCATTAAGACCTCTCCCTAGTCGGTAGTCCTTGCCTGTAAGCGTCGGAATTTTCTCTTGCTTCTCCATAATCTTTTAATCGTACAAGAGACTCCATAAAACGATCTGTATAAAGTTTCATTAAATCGGGTTCACCTTTTAAATAGATATATGCTTCTACTAAACTGCCATATAGCATAGCATTTGGAGCATTAGTGCTTAACCAAGTAGTTCCTGAATCTCCACCGGCAGTTAAGCTATTTGGTCTGTAAAAATAATGAAGTTCTGCAACCGCATCGGCGCTAGGTGTGGGCGCTAAAATAAAGCTGTTTATATCAAAAAATGCATAGTATTTAGGAGTACCCGTAGTAGCTGAATTAGGGTTAATTGATTGAACAAAATTAACGTCTTTTTCTAACAAAAATTCTTTGTTAGAAGAACTAATAACAGATAAACTAAACGAAGCCAAATAATCGGTGGGAACGGCTAAAAATTGATTATTTGCTGTAACGGTCCCTGTTACATTTTTACGAAAATATTGCAAATCTATTGAGTTTAATATTCTTTGTTCCGCCGCTTGAATAAAATTATCTAAGTTTGCAACAAAAGTAGTTTCTGTACTATCTGTATAGTTTTGAATAGCTGATTTTAAAGTAGAATATGTATAGCTCATGTTATTACCACCGTTACACTGCCTACGGATCCCGTAGAAGCTAGGGGATTAGGCGTTAAACCAAAATTATATGCCTGACCTACGGGCAACCATCCCCAATTAATTGCTCTTTCTTGCGCCACATCTTGAGGAGGCCGAGCATTTTGAAGAGATTGAGGGTCTACCACTGTTCTAAAAGGACCCAATTGGGGTTGTTTTGTTTCAAATTCGTCTTTTCCAACAAATAAACCGTTCCATTCTTTCCGCATGTCTCTGTATTTGTATCTAAACCCGGAACGGTCTGATATTGCGTAAGCATTTTTCCCGCTTGCAAATTTAGCCATTAAGATCCCCTAAGATAATTAACGGCGGGTACAACTGTGAAAGAAGCTCTGTCTCTGTCTTCTGTAGCAGCTCTGTCAAACTCTTCTTCGTACACTGATTTCAACATTTGCAGTCTGTTTGGAGCCCTTTTCATGGCAATATAGTATGCTAAACCTGCGGCCAAACACGGGTAAAACCTAAACGGTAAATCTAAGGAATTAGTGTAGATGTCGGCATCATCCATTCTAGTGAGCCTGTTAAATTTAATAATGTCTGTATCATTGTTAGGTGCTGGCCAAACTTTTAAAACAGGCGTTAATTGTCTGTCTAAAAAATACTGCGTAATTCTTCCTGAATTAGTTTTATTTGGAATGTTAATAAAAGCTTCTCGACTAACGCGATCTATACTTAAATCTGTAGAATCTTTTGTTATTACCGCGGACAATACGTCAATTGTACTCGCTGCATTAGAAAAATCAATGGCAGCCGATAAGGTGCTAGATGTTCCACTAGTGCCTCCTGTCAGTGCCTCTCCAGAAACAAACGTTCCTACAGGAATTGTTATTGACAAGGTGTTTGCTTCTAAATCGCTAACAGACGAAGAGGGTATGTTTGTAATTTTAGCCGTAGCGCCACTAGTTCCACCGGTTAATGTCTCTGAAACTTCAAAACCTGCGTCAGAAGCTACCACCATAATAAGGGGGCCGGCTGGGTACTCTGTCACGCCAGTAGCCGTAACAATAGACGTTTCTGTAATAGTCCATTGATTTAATCCACGGTTAGCCCATTCAGCTAACATTAAATTAAGAGATCTTTTGGCTGTTTTTAAATCGTACCCCGTTCTAACTTCTAAACCACAACGTTCAAAAGCTTCTTCAACGTAATCCGCTACGTCTAATTCAAAGTTCTTTGATCCAGATACTGCCATGCTTACCCCAATAATTTAGCTGCAAAGGGAGTTACTAAAACTAAAACAGCAACGCCCCATACTTTAACGTCTAACAATTTTAGAGTGCTTTTTTGATCGTTAAGTTTCTCTTCAATATTTTTATATCTTAACAAACACTCTGCTTCGTGCTTTTCTAATTCTTTTAACACATCTAAAGCTTTCATACCATCACCATGCTTTACACGACCAATATCGAGCCGAGAACTTGTCTTTTGCGGTATCGCACTTATGCCGAGCCCGAAAGCTCTTCCTTCGCGCGGGTTGATCTTTTTTAATTGACATATTTGGATCGCCAAAACGAACCAATTTAATGTCTTTACCCTTCTTGGCAAGAACGGCACTCTTCTTGTTAGCATTTGGCGTTCTTTTTGGTTTGTTAAATCCAGCAAAAGATTCTCCACGATATTTTATTCTTCCCGAAGGAGTTCGCGTTACATCTTGAGCAGTCGCCATAGTTTACTCCTATGCGTGATAAAACATCATTAAGTCCATGGTTGCTACAATAAATGTTACATAACAACCCGCTGTAAACAAGACCCCTTCGTCCGGAATAAAAGGATCTTCCGAAGTGCTGTCTGTTCCAATTGATCGAAACTGTATTAATTCAGTACCCGTACCACCTGTATTTCTAATATTAGCTTTTCCGGCGGTGCCGCCAGAAACAAAAGAAAAACCTTTTAACCGGCATCTACCCGCAAAAATTACGCCTAAAGCATTATTGTTAATGCCCGCGGATACGTTTCCTGCTGGATTACCTACAGCCGTTATGCTTGCAATTGTTTTAAAATAACCAGAGCTTGTTGCTGTTCCAGCGTTAGCTCCCGTGACAGACTCAGTCAAGGTATCACCATTTACATCGGTGCCAACCACAGTAAATGATTTTGAAGAGTCATTTCCTGCTGATAAAATTGTTACTTGCCTTCCAGAGGCATTTGTGACGCTTCCACCATCAGCTAAAGCACCGCCAATTACTAGAGCTGCGTTGTTGCCAACAGAAGTCGCTGTTGAAATACCATCTGCATCTAGAGCTACTTCATCGCTAATAATGACCGGGGTTAGATCTGATCCTGCCATTTTAATCTCCTTTATAAAAGCGGTAGGGGTTTCCCCCTACCTAATTAAACATTAGGCTGCGAAAAGAAACGTACCAGTAGTACCCGCGCCAAGATGCTGAAGGTTATACGAGACATTCCATTTTCCCGCTGTTGTGCAAGTAAAGTAGATGTAAGAACCAATGCTCATTAAATTTGTTGTCGCGTTTGCAGGAGTGAACTTTAACAAAGTTTCTCCAACAGTAGACACATCAAACGTAACTGCGCTACTTCCACGGCTCTCCATGATGCTGCCCGTTTCATAAACATCACTGCCATGGCAATCAAAACTTAAGAAAGCAGTGCCGCCAGTAGTGTCTACCGATTGAGCGTGTATACACACAACACCTACTGTGGCAGCAGGAAGAGTAGTAATCTGTTGTGCTCCGCCAGTAAATGGGTTGGTGTTAATTCCAGCAACATAAGAAATGGTAGCTCCTGTAGCTTTAGCAGTTACAGTTAGACCTTTTAAAGTGGGCATTCCGCCAGAAAAGACAGACCCTGCTACCGTAAGGTTTCCGCCAATGCTAGTGTTGTTAGAAAAGGTGGAGTTAGTTGTTACTGCACCTGTTGAGTCTGCAACGGATATATCATTAAATCCATTTTCAGAACGGACTGGTCCGTTAAATGTTGTATTAGCCATGTTATCTCCTTGTCGTGGCTAGAGTCAGTCGCGGGATGCAACTGTCAAGGTGCCTCTACGATACACCACCTTTTAACAAAAAGAAAGAGGGTAACTTATACCCTTACTCGCCTGATTTTTCTTTAAGAACCAATCCGAATATAGCACAGATAATACCCGCCCAAGTTAGTATTGGCATGGTTAATAAAATACCTAGCCCAACGCCAACAACAGCCGCAGCTCCATAGCTTGAAGGCTCTTTTAATCTTCCTTTAATCCAATTCATTTACTTTCTCCTTGTTAAATAAAAAAGGGGCGACAAAAGCCGCCCCAAGTGGTTCCATAAGGCATATGGATTTACGCTCCTGGAGAGCCGAAGATACAACGAGGATCTGAGAAACCAAAAGAATATCTTTCTCTTGCTTTAAATCTCATGTTTCCTGTATCAAAATCAGCTTCCATGTTTGTGGATAGCGAAGTTCTTTCAAAATGAATCATTCCGCGTGGAGCGTCTGTCATCACAAAGAAAGCGTCTGAGTCGGTCAAGAAATCATTAACGGCATAACCCTCTGGAAGCATTCCCATTGAGCGCATAGCGTTAGTGTCATTGTCCGCTGTACCAGAACGAAGATTAGAAACCATTATTCTTTCAGCAATAAATTGAAGCTGACGAGGAATAACAAGTTTCATACCGCGTAGTGCTACTTTAAGACCACGTTCGTCGACAAACCCAGCAATATTAATTAACGCATCTTCAAGAGAAGTTTCGTTAAGATCTGCTGCTGTACTTGGTTCGTTAGCAAACGTGCCACCGTTGGTTAGAGGATGAGACGCATCACAAAGTGCAACTCCGTCACCTCCAGCTGATGCTCCAGCTGCAAATGCGTTGTTTAACACTGCTGCGGCTTTCACCTGCTTAGTGTGTGCCATTGATCGAGCGAGTGCACGAGTATAACGAGAAGATAGACGATCATAGAGATTATCCTCAACTGCTTCCTCTGTAATAGAGAACGCAAGTGCGATTGTCTCATGATTGTATCTCGCCGTATATGCTTCGTTAGCATCGTCGAAATTAACAGCGGAACCCTCCGACTTAGTCGGGGCGGCTCCAAACCCAGATAACATAACTTCTTCTTCAAACGCTCTGTCTGAAGATTCAGTAGTGAAAATCTCTGAGTGTTGGTTCTCGTACCTGGAATACTCCATGCCAAATAAAGCATTGAGACCAGGCTCTAGCTCTTTCGCTAGTTGTGCGCGTGATATAGCCATATCTTAGTCTCCTATACGCCAGTCGTAGAAACAGTAGCCGCTGCAATGGAGCCAGTAGGCGCATTGAAGTGGTTGTTTATACGAACGATTAGTGGGATACCAGCAGCAGTGAAATCAGAATTATCTACATCATTTTGGATGCCCATAACTCTTAACGCCAATGTGTTGGTGGCTGCGACTGTATTCAAGTCCGCTGTTGCAGAAGAAATACCAGTAGTTGTAGAACCACTGTTACCCGTAGCAAAAGCAATATTAGCGAATACAGATGTAAGAACTTCCGCTTCAGTGTTCTGTCCTGCAACAACGTTAGATGTTGCAATCGTGAACAATTGATTTGGATCATCGTACAAAAAGGCTTTGACAGGGAATGTAGAATCCGCGCCAGAACCAGGCCAGTAGTTAGAGAATATTGTTTCACCAGTAGTTGAAGAAACGTACTCACAACCTCCGAAAACTCCTACAATAGCGACGTTACCACCAGCCGCAGCTTGTAGATCGTCAATGACACCCGCAGCTAACGGAATAACCGCCATGCCTTGGAATATTGGATTAGAGTTGTCAGAAGCTATGCGATATTCCGTCATCCCGGTAGAGTTGGTCGATTGACCAATTTTTCCCATCGGTCGGAGACCGAAGGAACCGTTAGAATTTGCCATAATAAGCTCCTATTTATAGCAGTTGAAATTATTCAGTGTCGCGATCGCGGCCACCGAAACTAACTCGACTTGATCTCCTATTTTCAATAGGCATTGAAGGGTGTTGTTCCTTCATCAAGTCTTGATCCACAGCTGTCATTTGATCACGGGTCCGATCCCGGTAATATGCGGTTCTCTCCTGTACTGTTTCTTCAGGTATTCGAGCAAGCATAAGCCCGCCGTTACCTATTACACCAGCATGTTTCCCATCTTCGATAGTAGCATAATCAGATTCAGGATGCTCATCAGCTCTTACGGGTTCCCAACCTTCACGCAACTTTGCATGAACGTTCATGGAATCGTCTTCACCTCTAAGGGATGTCCTAATCCAACGATGTTGATACCCAGGTTTGGGATCTGGTGCTTCTAATCTGCTTGGGGGTGCCCAAGGTTTTCTACGTGTAGTAGTTTCACGAGTTTCTTTTGATCGTTCTGTTCTGTCCGACATTATACTTTCCTCAATCTTTGACATACTTAGCGTACTCCTCTAAGGGGAC